TGGTCAGGACTTTGGCGTACACAGGATCATACCTATAGATAAAAGTTTCGCCCGCGCCGGTGTCCATGAGCAAGACTCTGGTAATCTGCTGATAGATATAGGCTTGGGTGGAATACATACAGAGTATTTAGCGTGATCTACACAGGGCTCAAAAACGGTCTGGTAAATATCCGTAACTTATGAGCACTGAATTTTTTGCCCAACTAGCGGAAAAATATCCGTTTATCACCTTGTGTGCGTATGCTACCACGGAATATGTGGGCATCATACAAAATCAAGACGATGCCATAACCACCATTTATGATTTTGGAGCCATACAAGATCTAGCAATCAAACGCAGATTTCTTGAGTTGGCCAACGTTTGGTGGTGGGAAAGCAACAGAACTGTGCCTATCAACATATTCTTAAAAGGTGAGTGGGACGTGTTCCGCCCCTATCTGCGCACATTTACCAACAAGGATCTGGAAATCCTGCACGGGCCCATATGCAGTCTTAGTGAAATGAGCCGCAAAAAAAGCAAGAGAAAAAGTATTACTCTAGTTCGGCGTGTTGAGTAGATTCATGTGCAGGGCTACCAAGGCCGCATAACTAATCGCATGTGATTTCTTGAACACAAATCCTCGGCTGTCATCACCGTCCCACACTGAGGCAAACACTTGCTCCCAAGGCAGATTCTGTAGGTGTGCTTTGCCGGGTCTAATAATAGATATGAAAGCTGCCATCCTGGGGATGCTGTCTGGTTTCATGGTTATAAGTAGTTCAGTATAGTTGCCGATATGCGCTAATTGTTTTGCCCACTCTGGGTCAGTACATAGTCTTTCCCACGGTGGTTCTTTGGTCAACATTTCTTGGTAGTGTTCTGTACTTTTTATTAACTGATAAACACTCATGTTTAACAAGTCAATTTTAAAATAACCCAGTTGTTCTGCTTGCTCGTAATCCATAGCAGCACAGAAATTGACAGGATCATATGGGATATCAGTGACATACACTCCACTGTTATGAAGACGTACTTTCCCTTGATTAACTTGTCGTGCAGGAATGGCGTGAATTAACTTTAATAGTTGATTCCTATCGGCCAAATCGATGTCAATGTCTGCGCTCATGGCATGTATTTTTTAAGTAGTTGATCAAACTGTTTTACGAATTGCAAAGTTATACTATTGTTATTGTACAATAAATTTTGATTAGATGCAATCATTGCCTGTGCCAAATCCTGATCCAAAATCTCAGAATTTTTTGACAACCAATCAATAGCAATGATTTCCTGGCGGTGTCTTTCACGGTGATCCAATATATTGTCAAACTTTTGTAGTTCAGACGGAATCACATTCCACGCTGTATAAAAACCTATTTGATTGTATAACCAATTTAAATTGCTACCACCCACTGGCCACGGCAAGCATCCGGCAAAAAAACATTTTAATGATTTTTCAGTTATGGCCAGTTCGTTGTTTTGCCATGTAGATTCTGGAAAGATAACACAACGATGCGTGAAATATTCTTGCAAAATACGATACCCAAGGGGCCACTGTCCAAACTTTCCGCCGATACCAACTGTGTTGCTAGATGCATAATAACCAGTGGTGTGATTTCGCACAATCACATCGTCATAGTAGTGGTTGACCCACTCTTTGAATTCGTTGTCCTCTTTTGACTCATGCAGATCTGCGTCATTGGTTTCGTGCACCACTGAACTTATAGACGATCTTATGTCGACGTTAACACTGCGACTCAACAACTCTTGAATAAAGTGATGACGATGTGCTCGATTAGCTCCATTGATGAACAACAAGTCTTTGGTTTTTTTCTGCTGTGCATTTTTGGCATTCTCCAAGGCATGTGCGTAAAAATGGTCAATCCATATTTTTCTACACTCAAATATGTTGCCCGGAAACCATATAACTTTGTCATATAAAGGATGATCAGTTGTTAGCAAAGAATTGCATATAAGATAACAGTTGTCCAGTCGATTTAAACACTCAACCATGGCTGGAGTCGTCACCAACAGTGGCTCGCAAGAACTGGTCAGTAGTATCAATTGATACTTTTCTAGTTCTGTGTAGTCGATACTCCGTGGCAAGTAATCACAAAAAACATTGACATCAGCAGAAGAGTCATATTGGTTTGATAATCTAATGTCAATGTTGGACTCAAACTCTGAGTCAACAGATTGATAATAGGCATACAATGCGTCAATCAGTTGAAATCCTTGACTGTTACTGCGAATATTGAAATTAATCACTGTCATAACTTCTGCACAATCTGTTGGTAAACCAATTGATTGCCTTGATCACTGTAGTGATTTATCAATCCTGGATGAGTTTCAAACAAGTTTTCAAATTGAATCATGCGTTTAAACTGATATAAATTTTTCCACCCAATATGAGAAACATGAAGTGTTTTGTGTTGATACGGCTCAAGCAACGTTTGAATTTTTTCACAGATCAATCCATGTGTGAATTCTGCGTATTCTAAATCAAAGTAATTTTCAAAATAATCTACCAGCGGCAACAGTTTCTTTTGAGATTGACTGTGATGCTTGATATCTTGATAAAGCAAATCACTGTGAGCATGCAGTTTGCTGGCAGAATGTATTGGATGTGCTTTGGTATACAATCTATAAGGGCTGGTATGAGATATGATAATTTTATCAAAGTCATGCAGTTGATCAAGCACTGACACTATTTGCAGATATATTTTATACTCACCGCAACCGGCCTGACTCAAGTTGGTAACTTGATAGGTTTGCTCTAGTAGAGTTGGCCAGCCTTGACCAGTGTGTTCTACCGACCAATCGACACTAAAGCTATCTCCACAGATTAACATTGATTCCATATTTCAGTCATTTTTTTAATTTTGGCATCAAGAATTTTTGTGCAGTCTGTGAACTTGATCCACTGCGACAAAGAAGGTTTTAAAATGTTGCTGTAGTATTCCCAGTGACTACGGCTAGGAGGATGACCACAGTAGTGTGGGTTATACCAATCCAAATTGTTGTCCCAACAATAGCCTATCAAGCCACGAGTTGCTTTTATGTCTTGATCAATCTGGCCGGCCCACAATTTGGACAATGGTAATGACAGCAAATCTTTTTTGGCTTCATTGATTGTTTGCGTGTTAGTTCCAATCCCGTTGAGATCTTGTTCGGTGTAATTCCACACAGGACTATCAAACAGCAGTTGCAGAACTGCGCCTTGTTGACGACAAACGTCCTGTAGTAACATGATCTGCTGTATGGTTTTTGAACAAAAATAATCTAAACTGTAAAAATTATCTTTGAAAATAGATTTCTTTTCAGGAAACCACGAACCGGTGCACCAAAACCCGCTGTGCTCTGAAATTGCTATTGGTCTATGTTTTTGTTCCGTCAACTCATGATAGGCATTGCCTTCAACGTACCAATCAAACTTGTCCACATTGGTCAACATCACAGTTACTAGTGTACCGGCCGTGATAAATTCTAAGTTTTTTAATATGGCCACAGTCATGAATTCGTTGCCAACACCTTTGATTGACAAATTACGCACCGGCAAATTTGATTCGATCTCTAAGAAATCTTTCCAGGTCAGCCAACCGCTGTCAGTAATACTGGCGCCCAACACCACAATATTGTTTATTGTCATCACCAACCTGCCTTGTTCAGCATTTCTCGCACATATTCCTGATCGGCTACATAGTCTGCAAACTTTTTCATCCAAATATCCGAATCAATATAGGGCCAGACCATGGCTATTTGCGTGGCATCTAGTCCACTCAAAAACTTTTGTCCGCTTGCACAATTATACACTATCCAAGCACTGATGCGACCTGTGGTCACAGCATAGACCATGGCATTGGTGTTGCCATAACGCAAGCAGTCCTCTGCAGGATGTCCGGACGTCTCTGCCCAATCAATGCCAAACTCCATGGCTCGTGCTAGTGCATCGTTGACATTTTCTACCCGCAAGTAGTCAATCAAGTATTCGGTATATATAGTATCCCTGGCCCAGTGATCAATTTTTTTACTGTTCTTCAGCAACCATTCAATAAATCTAGCAGGATTTATAGCACGGATATCCACACAGTAGCGTCCAAACTTTACAAAGGCTCGATAATAAGCACTTTCACAAAAGTCATCGTGCGTTTTTAACCGGGCGCTGCCCTGGGTAAGCTCATAAAACTTTAAGTAGGCCATGAAACCAAGACGCACTCCTGCTTCGTCTTTTTCCATGCGGCGACGTCGCGGTTCGCAACTATGCACCGCAAGACTGCTTTCTTTGACAAAATCTTTACGACAATATTGGCAATTATATTTCATTGCTCACAATGTAATCGTATACTTGATCTGAAATTTTTTCATGTGCGTCGGTGCTTGGATGCAAGTCGTTTGAGGCCATGAAATTATCGGTAATCTGACAATACTCAATCATACTCTTTCCTGGGGTCAAATGTATGTGACGGCTATCAAACTTATCTATTACCTTTTGTAAACGTGTTTGACTAAAATCATTCATAGTTAAAAAATAAAACTTTATTTTTTGATTTTCTAAAAAATTAAATAGAAATTCTATAGCATTTGATGTAAAATATTCAATTTGATCGAACCCAATATTTTTTTCAAGTTGGACCATAGTTTTACTGGACCTATAAAGATAAGAACACGCAATCAAAGATTGGTTCCATGGAATATTTGCATGGTCCGCATCCACGTGATCGTACGGACACGGTAAATCAAATCTCCAGGGTTCAGATAGATTAACAATTACTAAAGTTTCGTTTGGTGTGTAGAGAAATTGATTTATACAATCCAATATACTGTTTGCCACTAAAATATTACCGTGGCCGCTGGCGGCGGTGTTTACCAAACTAGTTACTTTTAATTTTCTAGCCAAAAATCCAGCCCACGATCTGGGTTGAGTTGCACTGCCACTGCCATTATCAATAAAACTGCACCCACCTGCTGAGTCGACTGTTGGTGGACATCCACCAATTCCGTCCTGCGTAAAACTGCATCCACTCACTAACAAATTTTTAAATTTCATTGCCCGGCCCGTTTTAAATATTCGACGATGTCTTTTTTTGTGGTGATCTTGGCCAACAAGTCCAGTTCATCATCTTTGAGATGTGGATACCACTCGGCCAACTGCTTGCGTATGGCACTGGCTCCTGCTTCTTTTTTTCTAGGAGCGATCCACTGATGTCTGTGAGTGCCCATGCCAGGACTCACTGTGGTAGCCGCAAGCCACTGCAATCGAGGATGGCGGTTGATGTCAAAAAATCTCTTGTTTAGTCGTTCATTGGTGGCAATCAAATAAAATTCTTGTAGGTCCCTTGAACCTTGTACACAACTTCCCCAGCGTATCATTAAATAGTTGCTGAACTTTTTGCGCTCTTCATCAGTGAGTTCGTTATAGAATTCGCGGTTCTTTAGATCGAACTGGGTCATTTCATTTTGTATGCTGAGTTTGTCCATTACCAAGCCCGGTTGTAATCTACCACTTCACAGTTTCTGCTGATGTCTTTGACAAAATACACACACTCAGGTTTTTCACCTTCGCCCACCGGCACACACAGCATCTGTCCATTTTTGAGTTTGGGCGCATACCAAGTGACCTCTTGATACACATCAATGATTTCAATGTCCAGGAAGCTGGGCCTAAAACTACTGAGTGGATTGAATTGAAATGCCTTGAATCCACGGTCATTGATACTGGTCAATGGTAGCACTTCTAGATCACCTAAGTCAGGTTCGCCAATCAGGATCTGCCAATCCACCGGCATCTTGATCCTGTTTTCACCTATGCGTAACACCAGGGCTGGTGCTGTGAAGCTTTCCAAAAAGATCAAGGGTATGTAATGATAATCAGGATCCTTGGGATCGCTATTGTCAAATATGGCAAAGCGCATGTCATCAACTTCTTCGGGTAGATGATCTAATTCAAATGGCTCGTTATCAAGTGTTAGTATTCTCGTACTATGATTATAACATATTTTTCTGCAAGTGCAACCTTTACTTCCATTCTAGTTTCTCTTGTGTAAAGGGATAGTTAGCTTCTCGGTAGAACTGTTTGCGTTTGGTCAGGTGTCTTTTGGCAAATTTACAAGTGCTGGTCACGTCCCAGATCTGCACATGATCTTTGTCTTCGGCTTTGCGTATTCCGCGGCCGATGGATTGGATGACCCGGACAAAACTCTTGCCAGGTTCAATAAGAACAAGATTAAAGATCCTAGGCAAATTGATACCCACAGCAGCAACGCCGTAGGTAGCAACAATAATCTTGCCAGTGCTGGTTGCCACTTCGTCATATTCATCTTGTCTATCCTTTGCTTTGGTAGCACCACTGACAAACACCGCTATGTCTCCTAACAAGTCTACCAGGGCATGGCCTGCGGCCACACGATCTACCAGCACCAATGTATTACCTGTGGCATTGACCTGTGCTATCAATTGTGCCATGGTTTTGAGTCTGTCGGGTTCTTCTAACAAAAACTTCAGTTCACTTTGATAGTTAGAGAACTCAGCATGGTCAACCAACTGTACCACGTTCACATGGCACTGTGCCAAGACACCACGATCCTGTAGTTCGCTGGCACTGAGTTGATTGATCACAGGACCAAGGCTACATTTCAATGCTTGGAACTCGTAGGGTTCTTTGGGTATGGTGCCTGTGAGTCCCCAACGCAGTGGTATCCGGGCCATCACACCTGTGAGCAAGCTCTTGAGTGCGTCAGCCTTGGCCATATGCACTTCGTCAACAATAACGCATACCACATCTTCCAAGAACTCACCTATGGTAACATCGCCTACTAAGTTCTTTGTGTTCTTCAACAGCACATTCAGGCTTTGCCATGTACAGATTGTGTGTTGACGGCCCCACTCCTTGCGATCGCCAAAGTAAACACCAACATCCTGTTGCATGTTGATGTAATCTTTTTCTGTTTGCGTTACCAAGCTCTTGTTGGGAACAATAACAATGGTCCTACCATAAGGTGCCACAGCATTGCTCAATGCGGCCGTGATAACAGTCTTGCCTGCGCCGGTGGCAATCTCCTGGATGCATTGTGGGTTCTCAAGAAAGTTGTTGATGATCTCAACTTGATAGTCACGCAGTTGCATTGGCTGGCCTTCTAGAGGATGACCTTTGCCCCAGGCGATATGACTGAATGTTTGTTCAGTTACCTTTTCAAACTCAAACGTAGTAGAATAATCACGCTGATCATCCAAGTCAATGTCATAGTTGAACTTTTCCAGTATGGGAATGATTTCTGGCAACAGGTTCACATAAGTGCTACCACCAAGTTGGAAATAGCTGACCTTGCCATCCCAACGACCAAGTCTGACCGCTGGCAAGTATCTGGCGCCAGGAACATCATATTTGAATGCATTTACTAAACTACGGCGAGCATCTAGCTCAAGGCCTTCTATTTTGATATTTACTTCGTCTTTAATTATAATTGTAGCTGTTCGCATAGAGATAGTATAGCATACTTAGTTTATCAAAGTCAAAAAAACAGGCACCGAAGTGCCTGTGTAAAATGGGCAGTGTTGCCACTGCCCAGGAGCTACCGATTATGAGTTTTTCATGCAAGTGCTTGCAGCCAAGGCCTTCCAATTGTCTGCACTGACCTTGGTCAAGTCTGCAATCTTCAGGGCCATACGCAGGCTCATTTCACGCAAGCGGTCCTTGTTGGCATCCATGAAGTTCAGGATCTCATCGCCTTGTTCAGGACTGAAATCATAGTCATTGAACAGTTGTCCTTGACGGAAAATCTGCTTGATACGCAAGAAACGATCACGCATGGTGTTGAGTGTAAGGTCCAGAAAGTGGCAACGACTCTGTAAGGCCTCCAAATGGTCTTGCAGTTTTTTGCTCTTGAGATTGCTGAACTGCAAATTGGTGATGAAGATACAGGCACCTTTGAAGTCAAAGCAGTCAGGCACACCTTCACGACGCAACATGGCCGAATCACTGTTCCAGTAGATCCTGCGTTTCTTGCCTGAATCCAAGGCGGCCTTGAGAATGTTCAAGCTCAAGTCATCTTGGAACACCGAGTCACAGTCGTCAAACACCAAGACGTTGTTGGGATCTGAATGTTTGTACAAGGTACAGTAGAGACCAATCGGAGTCATGGCACCTTTGATCACTTCATACTTGATCTTGCGACCGCTGAGTTTGTCAAACAGGCCCGACTTCTCTAATTGCTTTTCGACACCGTAGCTCTTGCCCACTCCAGGAGGGCCAACCACGATCATGGCCCTGACGTCACCGGCTATGGTGGCCTTGGTCATCTGATCCAGGATATCAAATCGTTGTTCGATTCGATCCATGACTTCGTCATCGGTTTCTGCCGGAGCAGTGGTCTGTACAGTGACCTTGGGTGCGTCCACAGGCTGGCCACCGGTGAACTCTAAATCTTCAATCGTGTCTACTTTGATACGAACCACATCTGGAACATCTGGGCCAAAATAGCCATCTGCTTGAACTGTCACATAGCCTCCTTTGGCACCAGTTTGAAAACCCTTGACAAGATTAAAGATCATACCGTTCACAGGTTGATTGCGATACGACCCATTTTTAACGAGAATTGTTGACATACTTCTAGCTCCTTCTTGATTGTTTTAATAATACTATTATAGCAAATGGGTTATTTCTTGTCAACCATGCTTTTCAGCTTGTCTTCAAATCGGATCTGGGCCAGAAAAAAATGGTAGATACAGACAATGCAGGCCGTAATGCCCAGCACTATAATGATCATAGGAATCATGTTGGCGGTAACAACGGTGCTTAAAAAGTAAAAAAATGCTGTGGTTGCTAATACAATGGCTATCATGCCTGCGGTCATTGCTGTTGCTCTTAAATGTTGATTCATATTTTGCCTTTCTTGAAAAGTGTTGCGTAAAAACTACATTATGCTACTATTATAGCAAAAAGGTTCTTTTTGGTCAACCATAAAAAAACCCTACTACTTGTAGGGTTTTTGTGTACATTTTATGTTTAGAATTCTATTTCTGTGCCTTCGGCTATAAGCAAATCGTGTTCAAAGGTAGAACCCGGATCAATGGTCCAGTGCCAGGTTCCCAGTAATCCTGCACGATCAGCATTTTGAGGAATCCCATTTATCTTTACATTGGCACGGGGGTCTCTTGTACCCAACTCTTGCACAGGAGACACATCATCAAACTCATATGGGCCAGTGTAATATATTTCTCCCCAATCGACTTCGGTATAGTTGGCCACGATCATACCAAAACGCACAGTGGCTTTGTCCACAATGACTTTCATTTGTTTGGTTCCTGCAAATTCAATCGGTAATTCAAAGCTAAACAAAGTCGGTGCGTTTTTTGCAGACGAATTTTCATCAGTAAATGCCACAAGATCAACATCACCGGAAAATATCTGCTCGCCATCCAAACTAGCAGTCAAGGCAGCGGTTCCTGTGCCCCATCCTTGCACTCTAACTGTTCTTTTGTTCATAGACATATCTCCTTGACTGCTATTTAGCCCTAGATTCGCCAATGTTGCAATATAACTGGATCTGTCACATCACTGGGTTTAGGACGACCATGAAACACAAGAATGCTGGTTTTGGGCCCAAGGTTGGTTCCAGTACCCGGTGCTCTATGACGTCTGCGTGCAAAGTCATAGCCTCCATCTACACACTGCCAACGCCAACTCTGTACGGATTCAAGGTCAAAAAATCTACGGTGTTTTACTTCTATGGCTTCGGACAAAAAATCCTGATCTCCTCTATATTTCAGTTGAATTTCTCGTATGTCCTTTGAGCAAAATTTGTCCCATACATAGTCATATTTCGTAGTATCCCAATTCATTACACTTGAATTGATACCATTGCTTGAAGATCGCCAAAGGTACTTGTAATCACGAATGCTCCAAAAATAGTTTGTGTTGTTGGCACACACCCAATCAATGTTGTTGACGATCACGGTGTCTAGATCAAAATACAACAACGGACCAGCGTGATGTGCAGGATTGAACAACTGCATTTTATACCACCAGGCACGACCCAAACGTATTTCTGGCCATTCGGTCAATGCATGTTTGATCATGTGGGCAGGCACAGGCCTATCAGCTTCGGTATAAACATGCAGATTGAACTCCGAGGTAAGATTACGCCGGAGCATGGCATAAAGATGTTCCACATATTGCCAAGAATATGCACTGCCATGTATCACACAGGCACAGTCTATAATCCCAGGCGTTGTATCCATAATCCTGATTCAATTTCTTTGACTGTGTATTCAGTATGACAGATTTCCGTCAACCACTGATCTCTATCCATTGTGTATGGCCGTTCAATATCATCTAATCGTATGCTGACCGGATGAGCCAAGCTAGAGGAGTCCACTACGGGCCTGGTGCCGGCCAACGCTGCTTGTATACCCGGACCCGAGTTGTGATTGACCAAGGCATGACAGTCAAATGCCAAGTTGTAGCTGTCATAGGTA